TTAAGGCACATGATTGATAATGCCGGGGATACATTTTGGAGATTGATTCAACAATGAGAATGCTTACAATTATTCCTACTCGTGGTCGCAACGATAACGCGATCCGTTTGTTTGAAGCGATCAACGCAACGGCAGACTTTACTGAAGTTGTGTTTGCCATAGATGCAGATGACGTCAAAACTTATCAAGGACTTATGCACGAAACCGCAGGACTAGATAACGTCAAGGTTTGCATTGCTGAACGTATGGGAATGAACGGCACACTTAACTATTGGGCTTTGTGGTTTGCGCCTGACTATGACTACATCTGTTTCATGGGTGACGATCACCTACCGCGCACAGGTGGTTGGGATACAAAACTAGCGCAAGCCATTGGCAGCGAACCGGGCATTGCATACGGTAACGATTTATTGCAAGGCGAGAATCTGCCAACTGCCGTAGTTATGTCTAGCAAAATAATCAGGGCTACGGGCTTTATGTCGCCGTCAAACTTGAAGCATCTATTCCTAGATAACTATTGGTTAGCAATGGGTCAGGCATTAGAGAACGCGAACTACTTGCCAGATGTAATTCTTGAACACCTGCACTACACCAATGGCAAGGCACAACATGACGAAAGATACGCAGCCGTAAACAATCCTGAAATGCACAATGGCGATCAGGCTATCTTTGCGGAATACCTTGCAACAGAGTTTGCTCATGACGTTGAGAATGTAAAGGCTTGGTAATGAAAATACTTATTACGGGTCATAAGGGATTTGTTGGGCGCAACTTTATTAAGGCATTGCCAGACAGCGACATAACAGGCATTGATTTGAAAGATGGCAACGACTGCCGCGACTTCTTCAAGACCAACACAGACCAGTTCGATTTGGTGATTCACCTAGCCGCAATAGTTGGTGGTCGCGCAACTATCGAAGGTGAGCCGTTATCGGTGGCAACTGACTTATCAATTGATGCGGAATTCTTTAATTGGGTGCAAAGAACAAAACCCATAAATACGGTTTATTTCTCAAGTTCAGCAGCGTATCCAATTGAGTTGCAGGAAAGTCACAGATTGTTGCGACTAGCTGAACATGATCTTAACCTGCATGAAGTTAGAAACCCTGACTTAACTTATGGTTGGGCAAAACTAACAGGCGAGTATCTGGCGCAGTTCTTAGACGGCACAAATCTATTTGTATTCAGACCGTTCTCTGGTTATGGATCAGACCAAGACAGCGATTATCCGTTCCCTAGTTTCATTGACCGAGCATTGGCAGGCGTGGAAGTCTTTGACATTTGGGGTAACGGCAAACAGGTGCGCGACTTTATACACATCGAGGATATTGTTCAGGCCGTTCTCTGGCACGTTCAGACGGGCTACACAGGCACGTTCAATTTGTGTTCAGGGTTTGCTACTAGCTTTAACGAACTTGCAAAGATCGTCTGCGAAGAAGCCGGCATCACACCAGAGTTCAATCACATAATTACAAAGCCGACAGGGGTTGAGTATCGGGTAGGCGATCCGCATTTGTCGCATCAATATTTCAAACCGCAGATTAGTTTGCGCGAAGGAATACGCAGGGCATTAGCAGAACGCAAGTAGAATAGTCCTAGACTTAGGAGTTACTTTGGCGATTACAAACGGTTACTGCACACTTGCCCAAATCAAGGCAGCAGCTCGCATTCAAGATAGCGTTGATGATTCGTTATTAGAAATGGCGGTTGAATCTGCTTCTCGTGCTATTGATGGCCATGCCGGGCGATACTTCTATTCATCGGGAACTGCCACACGTTACTTTACCGCCGATGAATCTTTTGTTTGTGAAATAGATGATCTTGCTGGAACTGCACTAACGCTTCAAAGTTCATCTAATGCACAAAGAAACTTTGACGTTACATGGGCAGTTGGTGATTACCAACTAGAACCAACTAACGGTGTCGTAGATGGCTTAGTTGTTCCCTATACACGCATACGCGCAGTCCAAAACTATTTGTTTCCAATTCAAGGTGGTGATGCTTTGGTTAAGGTAACTGGAGTATTTGGTTGGCCTGCCGTTCCAACTTCAATAACTCAAGCCTGCGTCATTCAGGCAAGCAGAATCTTTAAGCGTTTAGATAGTCCATTGGGCATAGCTGGATTTGGTGACATGGGAGCAATGCGAGTTAGTCGTTATCTCGATCCAGACGTTGAGCAACTTGTTGCGCCGTATCGCAGAATGCGTAACTTGGTCTAATGGCTTCGATCACAGAACTACGCGCAGGTATTAAAACAAACCTTGCAACAATCAACGGTCTAAGAGTTTCTGATTATCAGCCAGACAACATCAACCCACCAGTTGCAATTGTCTTTCCAGTATCACTTAACTATGACGAAACCTTTTATAGGGGAATGCAGACCTACACATTTGCCGTTCAAGTAATTGTTGGTAAAGTATCAGAACGATCAGGTCAAAGCACAATAGATGCTTATTGTTCAAGCACCGGATCGAACAGCATCAAATTAGCGATAGAATCAGACAAGACCCTTAGTGGCAATGCGTTCGATTTACGAGTTACGGATATGCGTAACTACGGTGAACTAATTGTTGGTGAGGTAAACTATTTATCGGCAGAGTTCGTAGTTCTCTGCTACGCAGACTAGGAGCAAAACAGCATGGCGAAATTCGCAGCTACCGATTACAAAGTGACCATTAACGGCACAAACCTTTCGACAAACCTTAATCAAGTTGAATTGGCTTTAGAATCCGATGATTTAGAAACAACTGCATTCGGTGGAACATTCCGCGAACGCATTGGTGGACTTAAGACTGGTTCTTTAACACTTCAGTTCATGCAGGATTTTGGCGCATCATCTATTGATGCAACTCTATTCCCATTGTTCAATACTCTTGCAACAGTTGTTATCGTTCCAACTTCTTCATCAGTATCTTCAACAAACCCAAGTTACACCGCATTATGCCTAGTGAACTCATATAGTCCTCACGCTTCATCTGTTGGCGATCTAGCAACATTCAGCGTTACTTGGCCTACTTCAGGCACAGTTACTAGAGCAACTGCCTAACTATGAAAGTAAATCTGCGCGTAACTTTTAATGACGAAAGCGTTGAAGAAGTATCTGCAACCGCTCGTGATCTCGTTGCTTTCGAGGACAAGTTCACCAAGTCTGTTGCATCGCTTGAATCAGACTTTCGCATAACTGATCTACTTTGGTTGGCATGGCATTGGCTACATCGATTCGGCAAGACTAAGAAAAGTTTTGAAGAATGGTGTGACGATGTTGAAACAATCGAAGCGAGTGAACAAGACCCAAAATAATCGGGTTGGGTGACTCATCCCAACATTGGTATTTGGCTTATCTTGCAGTTGAAACTGGTATTGCTCCATCAGTTTTAATGCAAGAATCTGAACGTATGCTTTATACGTTAGGAATGTATCTGCGCTGGCGCAATAGTCAGGGGACATAATGCTTGATGTAAAGATTACGGGTATTGCTGAAGTTGTAAAGACTCTTAAAACAATAGACAACGATCTAGTTAAACGTGCGCGTAAAGATTTAAGAACAGGCGCAAAGCCAGTAGCTGATGCCATAAAACAAAACATCCCAAGTGAATCACCGTTACAAGGTAAAAGGGGAAGCACGAGTGGGACTCGTGGCATGATCCACAATGGCAGAACAGCATGGAATCCTGCTGGCGTAAAGGTTGCAGTAAGAACTAACTTCAGCACTAAGGCAGAAAAGAAGGGCTACAAACTTGTTTCTATTGTCGCTGGTATAAAAGGCAATAGAGGACAGAGCGCACAAGGCAACGCGGCATTTCAAATTGCAGACCAAGCAGGTCGAAGTCGTGGTGGCAAAACCAAATCAGGTCGTGCAATGATCAGAAAACTGAACAGTCAAAGTCGTGCTTCACGTTACGTTTACCCGGCAGGACTTCGTGAACTTCCTTATGTTCAAGATGTGGTGCGCGGTACAATTAGAAAAATGCAAAACGACTACAACCGCAAACTCAAAGGATAGGTTCTTTCAATGGCCGTAATCTTTCCTATCCTTAGCACATTTGATCCTGCTGGAGTAAATAAGGCACAACGAGCATTCAAAGGTTTAAGCGGTACTGCTAAAACTGCTGCCGTTGCATTTGGTGGATTGGGAATAGCCGTAGGCAAGTTTGGATACGATTCTGTCAAAGCTGCCGCTGAAGATCAAAAGGCACAACTAAAACTTGCTAAGACTTTGCAAAACGTCACAGGTGCAACACAGGCGCAGACCGCTGCGGTTGAAAAGTTTATTACGGCGCAACAGTTTGCAACTGGCGTATCTGACTCGCAACTTCGTCCGGCATTAGAAACTTTGGTTCGTGCAACTGGTGACGTAACTAAGGCTCAAGGATTACTGAAACTTGGTCTAGACGTAAGCCAAGGAAGCGGTAGAGATTTAGAAAGTATTTCACTAGCCTTAGCCAAAGCACAGGGCGGACAATTTACAGCTTTACAGCGTTTAGGCATTGTCATTCCAGAAAACATAAAAAAGTCTAAAGACTTTGCAAAGGTTCAGGAATACTTAAATAGTTTATTTGGCGGTCAAGCTGCCGTTGCTGCTGGAACATTCCAAGGCAAGTTAGAGATTTTGAAACAACGTTTACAAGAAGCACAAGAAACTATTGGCACAAAACTAATACCTATCTTGACTAATTTAGTTGATTACTTTTTGAACAATGTCGTACCGGCAATTGAGCGCGTTGCTAATGGTGGATTCAAACAGTTAGTAATTGAAATTGCCAATACGTTCTCTGGTTTAACAGGTGTAGCCAAGATCGCTAAAGAAGTTGCGTTTGCATTTATTGGAATCAAAATTGCATTGGTTGCTTTTGCTATTGCACCACCACTTATTGCCGCCGTAACTTCAGCATTAACAACAATGCGAATTGCTGCCTTGTATGGTGCGGCAGGATTCAAAGTATTAGGTGTTGCAATTAAGGGGGCATTAGCAAGTTCTGGAATAGGTTTACTTGTTATTGGTGTTGGTCTTGTCGTTGGCAAGATTATTGAAATGGGAATTGAATCCAAAAATACCACCGATGACATAGTTATTCTTGGCAAAACTGCGACAACTAGATTCGGTGCAATGGAGGCCGCTGCCAATCGTTTAGTTATAAAAATGGATGAAGTTAGCGTTGCTGCTAGACACGCCAGCGACACTCTAGAAAACAACAGATTAGTTCCAAGATCAAAAGTTAATTATGACGTCAAGGCTCAAAAAGATGCTGAAGCTGCGGCAAGAGCAGCTTCAAATTCTGCACTCAAATCTTCCAAAGCAACTTCTGATGCTCAAAAGAAAGCACAAGCTATTGCTAAGGCTGCCGCTGATGCCGCTAAGAAAGCCGCCGCAGAAATGGCCAAACAAGTTGCTGCCGCTTCTAAACTGGCAACTGGTGCTCTGACCAAGATGAATGACAAATTAACTGTTGCGCGTGACAAATTACAATTAGCAAAAGATGCCTACAAAGACTTTCGAAATGGTGTTCAAGAATCAATCACCGGGCTTCTAAACTTTGGCGATGCTGCAAGTCAAACAACAGGAACTTTTTTAGAAAACCTACGCAAGCAAGTTTCAGGCGCAGTTGGCTTTGCTGACAAGGTTAAGCAACTTATTGCGATGGGCTTATCTGAAACTGGTATTCAACAAGTTCTAGCCGCTGGAGCAGTTGCTGGAACAAAGATCGCCGATGAACTTATTGCAGGTGGCGCAGGAGCGATAAGCGAAACGAACGCACTAATTCAGAGCGTTACTTCAGCCGCGCAGACTTTGGCAACGGCTGGCGCAGATCAGTTCTACAAGGCAGGTATTACGCAGGGTCAAGCAATGGTCGATGGAATTATTGCAAGCATTAAGAAGGCTGGATTCATTATGTCTGGCGGTATGGCTGCATTACCTAAGCCATTGCAGACTGCGCTGAATAAAGGCAAACTAACTTCTGGTCAGGCTTCAGAGTTGATGGGAATCATTGGCAATTCTCAAGCCGTAACTGCACCTGCAAGCAAATCTGGAACTGGCACGACAATTAACGTAACCGTCAATGCCGGCATGGGTGCGAACGGAACAACTATCGGGCGCGACATTGTTGATGCAATCAAGAAGTATGAGCGCGTTAGCGGCCCTGTCTTTTTGAGTGCGTAATGGCAGTACCACAGACTAAGGTTTACATTGCCTTTGACTTATCTGCACAAGGCGGTAATTTCTTTACGCTTAACGACACGACTAAAGGACTTCTTAATTCAACTTATGTCTTAGGCGGTAACATTCTCACAGACGTTACAAACTACGTTGCTTCGGTTTCTATCAATCGTGGAAAGTCGCGTGAGTTAGATCGCTACACCGCTGGAAGTTTGAACGTAGTTCTACATAACGATTCTAGAATCTTTGATCCATTCAACACCGCCAGTATCTACTACGGCAACATTGTGCCGAGAAAACAAATAGTAATTGAAACCAATGGCAATCGAATCTTTACTGGGTACATTGATGATTGGGATTTCAGCTACGACCTTTCAGGTAAGTCTTATGCAAGCGTTTCTGCGCTAGATGGTTTTATGCTTTTGGCTGCTGCTGAATTGAATGTATCTTCAAATAGTGTCGAATTATCTTCGACAAGAATCAACACGATCTTAAGCAAACCAGAAGTTGCTTGGCCTATTGCTAATCGTTCAATTCAAACTGGACTAACAACTTTACAAAATGACATTATTCCAGAAAATGAAAATGCTTTGGGGTATTTGCAACTTGTCGAAACTTCAGAAAATGGAATGCTATTTATAAACAGGTCTGGCGCGATCACTTTTAAGAATCGTGTAACCGTTCCTTCCGCAACTGAAATAACCTTTGCAGATGATTCAACTGCTGGTGGAATCAAATACACCAACATTGGGGTTATCTATGGATCAGAAAACTTTTACAATCGAGTATCAGTTCAGCGACTCAATGGAACATCACAAACTTCAGATTCGGTGGCATCACAAACTCTTTATGGAATCTCTGCGTTAAACATTTCAGGTGTTCTAATGCAAAGCGATGCTGAAGCCTTACTTTTGGCACAGTATCTAGTTGGTTTATACGACCAACCTGAACTGCGTATAAATGAAGTTACGGTTAACTTACACGATAAGACTTCTGATGAAGTTGCCAAATTGGTTCAAGCTGAAATTGGCGATACTTTGAAAATCAGGTTCACACCAAATAAGGTCGGAAGCGTTATCTCACAGAATGCAATCATTATTGGCATTCAACATAGAGTCGGAATCGATCAACATGAAGTTACCTATTATTTTGCATCCATTGCTTTCTATCCGTTCATTCTCGATAACTCAACTTATGGCTTGCTTAATACTGGTGTTCTCGCTTATTAAGATAGAATCTAAGAAACACAAGGAGTAATTATGGCAGGCGCAGGGCGTAAAGTTTTTACCGCTGGTGATGTATTGACGGCATCACAGGTTCAGGACTATTTACAAGATCAATCCGTTATGGTCTTTGCTGGAACTGCTGCACGTTCAAGCGCTATTTCATCACCGTCTGAAGGAATGGTTGCAATCACAACTGACACAGACGAACTTCAGTATTACAACGGTTCTGCTTGGA